GGATTCTCCTCGCTGGAGACCTGATCCCATTCACCGGGGCCGGACCCGGCCGGGAGGACGAGGCCCATGCCGACGATCATGTCCCCGGCGACGTTCTTGCGCTTCCAGGTGACGGTCCTGTCCGGCAGATAGAGCACCGCGATCGCGTCGCCGGACGGGACGTCGGTGTATCGCTTGAAGCCCGCGATCCGCTTCCCGGTCGTCTCGTCGCAGACGACGATGCACTGGGACGGGTGCTCGACGGTGATGAGCGGCTCGCTGTCGTCGTCCGGCGGAGGACCAACGAGCAGGTACGCCCGGCCGAGCTTGATCGCCTCGGTGTGGACCTTGAGACTCTTGGCGTCCATCCCGTTGGCCTGCCAGATCGCCCAGGCGTCCTCGTCGGCCTCGTCCTCGCCGAAGCGAAAGCCGATGACCTCAAGGCGCTCGGCGGCCACGTCGACGACGAGGCTGCACCAGTTGGTCGCGAACTCCTCGAAGGTCTCGCCGAACGCCTCCTCGAACTTCTCGGTGGCGAACGCGAGGCGGTGGTCGCCGTCGTAGTAGTCGTCGTACAGCTGGAGGCCGGGCTGTGCTTCGTCGAGCTGCTGGAACAGGAAGTCGCGCCACTGTTCGTCTGTCGGCATCAAGTTCCTCTCACAGGAAGGCGGCTCCGCTGGGCGGGCGTCGGGCGGTCTTCAGTGTGACGGCACGTTCGGCCAGCATCGCGAGAGCCACACAGGCGTCGATGCGCTCGAGGCTCTTGCGCTTGCTGATCTTCCAGCCGCCGCGATCGGTCGGGGCAGACACCGCAGCGAGCACCTGGCGCCGGAACTGCTCGTTGCCGTCGTGGACGATCCGCCCGGCGAGGATGAGCTCGTAGAGCTCTGTGGAGGCTTGCTCCATGCGGCTCGACTGCGGGAACTCCACCATCGGGAACCCGCCCTCGGCCATGATCTCTGCGCTTTCGCGGAACTGCCACGGGTCGTACGCGATCTCCTGGAGGGCCTGATCGTGCTGCGCGTCGGCGATAAGGATGCCGCGGATATCGGACACGCCGAACCGAGGACCCATTTCCTCGGGCAGCAGAATGTCGTGGTGGACGTGCAGCTCCTCGCCATGCCATTGGCCGGTGAGCAGGGCGGCCGAGTCCCGCTTGAAGCCGACGTCGACGGTCCGGACCGACGGGAGGCTGGCGTCGAAAACAGGGACGCCACGACAGGCGTCGAAGTGGTGCGGCTTGATCCAGGCGTCCTCGGATTCCGTCCACTGGTTCAGGTGGAGGCGGCGGAACACCGACTCGGGGAGACGCCGGGACTCGCGCGCCAGGTCCTCGGCCTTGATCCATGACGACGGGTTGGCCGCCTGCCAGCCCTCCGGGTCCTGGACGGTGGCGGTCGAGTCGGCCTCGTACCACTTGAACAGGAACGCCTCAGCGCGCATCGCCTTGATGCCGCCGCGCCGCTCGAGCTCCTTGCCGCGCTGGTAGAGCGAGTAGCAGATCGACGAGCGGTCGAACCCGGCCGTGGTGATCGAGACGACGAGCGGGGCTTCGCGAGCCAGCTGGCCGGTGGTCAGCGAGTAGTAGAGCTCGGGGTCCTGGTGGACGTGCAGCTCGTCGATGACGACCGCCGACGGGTTCAGGCCGTAGTTGGTCCCGGCGTCCGCGGCGAGCACCCGGAAGACGCCGTTGTTCGACTTGCAGGTGATGACGTCCTTCTGGACGCTGAGCCAGTCGCGGAGCCGCGGGCTGGCTTCCACGAACTCGCGCGCCTGGTTGAAGACGATGCGGGCCTGGTCCTTCGATCCGGCAGCGACGTAGACCTCCGGGCCGTGCTCCCCGGACGCCATCAGCATGTAGAGCGCGATCGCCGCTGAGATCGTGGACTTGCCGTTCTTGCGGGCGATGCCGAGCAGGGCCTCGCGGTACACCCGCTCGCCGTCGGGATAGACGAGGAACAGCTCGTCGAGGAACTCCTGCTGCCACGGCTCAAGGTTCAGCGCGCCGCCAGCCCACCGCCCCTTCGTCTGGACGATGTAGCCCTGGGCGAACCGCCCGACCCTGGCACCGATGCCCTTGAGGACCCGGGAGCGGTCGGGGGCCGTGAGCTCCATCTAAACCTGCCCTGAATGCACGGTGAGAGCGTTGTGGGCGGGTTAGCCGACGACGGTGGCGTCGACGTAGACCTGCTCGACCTCGTCGCCATCCTCGTCGGTGAGAATGACGTCGCCGAGCCCGTCGTCCAGCTCTCGGGCCAGGTTGCGGGCGTGCAGCTCGGCGAGACCAAGCCTGGTGCGAGCGACCGGCGTGAGGGCGTAATGCTCGGCCATCTTCAAGAACAGCGTGGTGGCGTCCTGCTCGATCTTCAGGGCCGGATGCGGACGAAGCTGGCCGACGGATCCGCGGACGTAATGGCCGTCGACGGCAAGCACGCGCTGGGCCTGGCGGATGCGGGCGTACTGGGTGCAGAGCTGCTCGAGCACTGGCACGTCGACGCGGTCGATGATCCCCGTCTCGCAGAGCTTGACCACCGAATCGCGCCAGAACTCCTTGGCCTCTTCCGGCAGGTGGGCCGGAGGGTTCGCGAGCTCCTGAAGATCGGGTCGCCCGGCGATCAGGACGGTCTCGGGCAGCGCCCGCTTCTGCTTGTTGCCTTCCCTGACTCGCTGTTCGATCGGCTGGGGCTTCCTTCCGCGCATCGCGCGCTCCTCCTGGGCGTCGCGCCCGGTCGGTGTTACGTCGTCAGGTCGCGGAGACGCTCGAGCTCAGCGTCCCCGTGGACCCGTTCCGCCAACCACTGAGCCACCGAAGCGTTCGGCAGCCCGTCCTTGTCCGTCAGGCCGCGGCGAACCGTGCCGATGGCCAGGAGCTCGAGATCCGCGCGCGCCTTGTCGACGTCCTTGGCGAACTGGGTGTTCGTCTTCAGCCATTCGCGGACTTGCGTGACAGGCAGCCCGGCGTGCTGAGCGGCCAGCTCGTTCGACGCCCCGGCCCGGACTGCAACGAGGAACGGCTCTACGGCGGCTTTGTCGAATCGCTTCATGAGAAAGGGCGCCACGAGGGCGCCCTTTCAAAGTAGTGCTTGGCGGGGACGGCTCTATGGTCAGTCCCCTTCGGTTTGGTCATCGAACAGCGTGGCCGCGTCCGCCTTCTGGGCGGGCGGCACCCAGGTCTCGTCGCGGTCGTGGTCCTTCGGGTTCTCGTGGTGCGGCTGCTTGTTCATCTCGTCGTGCCACTGCTCGAGATAGTCGGCGCCGATGGAGTGCAGCCAGTTGGCCTCGTCCTCGAACCCGGCCTCGATCCAGCGGTTCTGCGGCTGGATCTTCTTGGCCCCCTCCTCGACGAAGTGGTCGACACCGCGGTTCAGCTGCCGCCCGGCCCGGGTGTGCATGTCCTTCGCCTCGTCCGGAATCTCGAACCGCTCGTGATGGTTGCCGGTGGCCACCATCACCATCCAGCAGGCGATCCCGTTCTTCGGCGCGGTCGCCAGGAGGATCGCCGCGTGGACGGCCTCCATGCCGCCCGCCTTCTTCTTCTTGCGCTTCTCGTCGCTGGTCTGCCGGAGCGCCTTGATCGTCGCGGGCAGATAGCGATCCGCGGGCCCAATGTCCTCGGAGACCATCTCCTCGAACCGGTTCCACATCCAGGCGGCGTGACCGCTGATGTAGAGCTCCATCGCCCAGTAGACGGTCTCTTGGACCTGCGACCGCCGGACGGCCTTCTGCATGGCCGAGACGACGTCGTACGGGCTGTAGCCGCGCCTGGTGGGACCGTGCTCGAAGTGCTTAGCCATCGGTGTTGGGCTCCCAGCTGGTGTCGAAGGTCAGCCTGGAACCGGGGCCGAACCTCAGCACGTTGATGGAAAAGTCGCCGAGCTTGGCGTCCAAGTCTTCGGCGTGCTCGTCCCAGATCCGCTGGGCCAGGTCGCTGGCATCAGCGTCGGCGACGTCCTTGACGTCGATGATGAGTCGGAAGTCCGGCATCAGAAGTCCGCGGTGATCCGGACGGCGGACCGGGCGGGCAGCTCGCGCACCTCGCCGAGCTGGTTCGGGTGGTCGTCGTCGTTGTCCAGGGCGACGACGAGGATGCCGTCCTCGCCCAGGATGACCTGCACGGCGTACATGACCTCGTCGCCGAACTGGACCCTCAGGTTGGCGTACATCAGGCGACCCCCGCCTCGACGAGCCGAGCCTTGAGGCCGGGCGCTCGGCGGTCGAACGGGTCGGTGACGGCCTTGATCTCGTCCGGGATCATGTACCCCTCCTCGCCCCCATCCATGTGGAGCGCCTCGGCGATCCGCGGGTCGGTCCTGGTCTCGTCGGACCAGACGCACGCGAGGCTGTAGACGTCGCTCTCCTCGACCTGGACCTCGGGGATGCAGAACAGGTTCGTGGCGCTGAGGCAGCTCGTCGGGATGTTCGGCTGCGCCCGGTCGAAGTTGAGCTTCTCCAGCGGCTCAGCGCCGACGGCCTTGCGACCGACGTTGACAAGCTCGAGGAAGCGCTGAGCCTCCTCGACGGTGGGCAGATCGGTGTACCGCATGATGGTCCCTTCGGTCGGCCTCCGAGAAGAGGCTGGTGGTCATACTTGTAGTCTACCGCAAAGAGGGCTCTGCTGCCAGCTTGGAGGCCAGCTTCAGGGCCTGGGCGACGGTCTGGTCCATCGTCATGTAGCGGTACGAGCCGAGGCGACCGGCGAACGTCACGAACGGCGTCTTGGCGGCCAGCTCCCTGTACGCGCGGTGAAGGTCCCAGGACGACTGGCAGGGAATGGGGTAGTGCGGATCCCCGTGAGCCTCTGAGAACTCGTAGGAGACCACCGAACCGCGCCAGACCTCGCCGGTGATGTGCCTCCATTCGATGCTGCGGGTGGCGGGCTCGCCCATGTGGCAGTAGTTGACGACACCGACCGGCTGGACGGGGCCCTCGGTGTCGAAGTAGCGGTGCTCGAAGCGGACCGAGCGGAACGGCAGGCGGCCGAGCTCGTAGTCGAAGAACTCGTCCGGCGGGCCGGTGAACACGACGCGGTCAAACTCGACGGCGTTGCGGACGTCCTTCCACTCGGCGCCGAGCCAGACCTCGATGCCGCGGAGCATGTTCTCGAAGATCGGGGTCCACCCGGCGATCGGCTGAGCCTGGAACCAGTCCTCGAAGTAGCCGTCGTCGTCGTTGGTCCTGAAAGTT